GTCGCTGCGGATCGAGATGGGGTCGCCGGCATGATGGACACGCTTGCGGCCGCGACGATCGTCATCCCGTGGCGGCCGACGGGTCTGCACGACGCACGCTCGGACGCGCTCGACCACGTGCTCGGTATGTGGGAGGACTCCGGGGCGGACGTCTGCGTGTGCTGCGAGCCGTACGACTTGTCACAGGGAGCGCCATGGTGTAAGGCGCTGGCGATCATGGATGGCGTACGGCGCACCGAGAAGGAGTTCGTCGTTGTCAGTGATGCCGATGTGGTTCCCGCCTGGTGGGCACTGCTCGACGCGCTTACCGCCGTCGAAATGGGTGGGGCGACATGGTCAACTCCGCATACCCGGGTTCGACGGCTGACTCGGGACGCGACACACAGCGCCATCGGGCGGAACGCCGGATACGCTGACATGCTCGGCATGCCGGCGGAGCAGGACCATCCGGGTCACGCCGGAGGGGGCATGCTCATCGCGCGCCGCGCGACGCTGCTCGACTGCCCTCCCGATCCTCGGTTCGTCGGATGGGGTCAGGAAGACGACGCATGGGCACTGGCGCTTGTCGCGCTGCACGGCCTTCCGTATCGCGTGCCAAGCCGGCTTGTGCATCTGTGGCACGAGCCGCAGGAGCGGCTCGACCGTGTGCGTGGCAGCGCCAAGAGCGTCGCGCTGTATGAGCGGTACCGCGCGGCCGCCAACGCGTGCACGACCAGAGACAGTGGGCCGATGCGTCGGCTCATCGAAGGTTGCCGAGAGGGATGGGGTCCATGTTTGTCTACCTGAACAGGGAGACTGGCGATATTGTCAGACTGACGGAGCGGAGTCGGCGACTCGACCGCATCGAGCGGTGGTCGTGCACGGTCGATGACGCGTCAAGCCGTCCCACCTCGATGCGGCATGATCCTGTCGACATTGAGGCGCTGCGCGGAATGCTGGGGACGTATACGCTCGCCGACGTCCCCGAGCTCCGCAAGATCGTCACCGAAGTGCACAATCGCATTGTCGAGCTCGGCGGAGCCAGGCCACCCCGCGCACCGCGTGGGACGGCTCGACGGAAGGCCCCCACGAAGGAGGCGGAATGACCGCGGTGCACGCTACGGCGGCCGACTGGGCGACCTACATCGGCACGACGCAGCCGGCCGGCCTGACGATGCTGCTGCGCCGGGCGTCGCTCGACGTAGACCGCGCACTCGTGAGCGCGATCTACGACGACACGGACGCCGACTTGCTCGCGGCACTTGCCGAAGCCACCTGCGAGCAGGCCGACGCACTCCGCGCTGGCGGCGCGACCTACGGCAACCCGAACCCGTACCAGTCCGTTTCTGCCGGCTCCATCTCGTTGTCGAGAACCTCCCGAAGCTCGGATGGCACCGAGCTTTCGCCGCGCGCATGGCAGATCCTCTGCGGCGCTGGCCTGACCGGCGGAGCACCGTCGATCGGTATGGAGTAGGTGATGGATTTTCCAGACATCCTCAAGCAGCACTCCGTGGTGATCAGTGCATTGCGTGGACATTCGAGCACCGGCGCACCGCTGTACGCGCCGGACACGACAATCGCTTGCCTCGTCGAGGAGGCCCGCAGGCGTGTGCTTGACGGGGCAGGCGAGGCCGTTACGGCCGAAGCAAGGATCTTCGCCCCGCTGGCGACGGTTGCTCCCGCTGGCTCGTTGGCGCTCCTGCCGTCCGGCAGGCAGGCAACCGTCATCAGGACCAACAGACTGGACGGGGGGGATCTTCCGGTCCCCTCGCATGTCGAGATCTACACGACGTAGGGGGGAGGGGGCTCGTGCCATACGCGATAATTCGCAGGGACCGGAAGTGGGTCGTCGTCCGCGAAGGTAGTCCCAACACGAGCCGGAAGACGCTCGGAACGCACGCGACGGAAGAAAGCGCAAAGCGCCAGCTTGCCGCAATCAGGGCGGCAGCAGGAGAGAAGAAGAGGTAGCAGGATGATCAGCGCGAGTGATGGCAGTTCACCGATTGACGGATTCGAGCACCGGCACGCCGGAACGAGGCACGTTCTGCAATGGTTTGTCTTCGATCACCTCGACGGCGGCGGGCGCAGCGTGTCCCGCGAGTTCTACACGCTGGCCAGAAAGATGGTCGGCGATTTGCCGGACGGGCCGGAGCTCACCACGATGTTGCGAAAGTTGCTTGAAGCGAAAGACTGTGCGGTTCGCTGCGCGGCGCTGGCCAAGCGCCAGGCCGACGTCGACGCCGAAATGTCGCGCTGCGTCGCGAGCATCGAATCCGTGCCGGACGTGGTCAACATCCTGCAGAAGGCCGACCGGGCTCTGGACATGATCACCGAGGAGTGCGGCGAGAGGCCAGGCTCGGCCAGCGCCATGCGGCAGGGCAACAGGGACTGATCAAGCGTGACATCGAGCCTCCCCGTATCATCGCGGGGAGGCTCGATGTATTGGTGGGGAGGTGGTTGGCAATGGCGGACCCGATCGTCTCAGTCAAGATCAGGGTGCACTGGGCCGCTGGGCCCGTGCTTGCCGGTACCGCCGACGCCGCCATGCGCGGGCTGACGAAGTGGGGAAACCTCGTGCTGGCAATGTCGAACGCCCGGGTGCCGCACGACAGTGGCGACCTTGAGCGCTCAGGCGCGGTAACTCCGGACCCGGGCAGTGTGTCCGTACGTGTGTCGTACGACACACCATATGCCCGTCGCCAGCATGAAGAGCTGGACTGGCAGCACGAAGGTGACCGCAGCGCGAAGTATCTGGAGAGTGCGGTGCACGACTCCATGGAGCGTGGCCTCGCCCTGGTGGCAGAAGACCTCGCGGGCGTGCTCCGATGACGCCGGTCGAAGAGCTGCTCGTCGGGCTTGCCGAACTCCTGTCGTCGGCGGGGATCGGCTCGTGGTCCGGACAGGCGGGCGAGCTCGTCGACGTCGACACGCCATCGATCGTCGTCGGGGGTCGCGTGCCGAACACCCCGCACCGCGTAATCCGCATCGCCGCGTACATGTCAGGCTCACGTGACTACTCGACAGCCACGCTTGTCGGTGTTCAGGTGACGGTACGGGGCAAGCCCCATGACGTACCCGACTTTGCCACCGTGCACGCGGTCGAGCAGGAGCTTCACGGCCTGCGCGCCGTGACGCTCGGGACCTACCCGAATCAGCGCGCAATCGTGCAGTGTCTCATGCAGAGCGTGACGGATATTGGCCTTGATGCTGTCGGCCGGCTTCGTGAGGTCATGAATTTCTACGTTCACATGGACATAGGCGATCTGGACGGAAAGACAGGATGACGACATGGCGAGAACGGAACTGACTGTCTATACGCTCACGCGAGCGGGAATTCCGACCACAGCCGCATACATGACGGCGGCGATCGCAGACGGTCATTCATTCGTCAACGACGGATCGACATTCATTGTCGTCAGCAACGCGTCCGGCTCGCCGGTCACGGCCACGGTACTGACGCCTGGGAACGTTGATGGCAATGCCATTGCCGATCTGTCGATCACCGTCCCGGCCAGCGGTAGGGTCAACAGCGGGACGTTCCCGAAGAGCGTGTATAACCAGTCCGACGGATCGACCTATGTCGACTACTCGGCGACGACCGGGGTAACGATCATGGTCATCCGAATTCCGAAAGAGGTACTCCCGTAATGACACTCACCCAACCTGCGCAGAGCAACGCCAACCGCAAATGGAAGATGCGGATCAACACGGGCACGCTCAGCTCCGAAGTCTGGACCGAAGTGCTCGGGGTCAACGAGCTCATGCTCAACCCGTTCGAGGGCAGCTTTGAGGAGGACGACGTTTTCGACCAGAGTGGGTACGGATCGACGGCGAAGACCGGCCTGCGGTGGTCGGCGACCACGACACTCATTCGGCGGAAGACGGTCCCCGCGGGACTGCTCGACATCGGGCAGGAGCAGCTGCGCGTCCACGCGATGACACTCGGGTCCGGCGGGGTCGCGTGCGTGCAGATCTACGATCGTGACGGTGGAGACGAGGCCTACCAGGGGTTCTGCGAGGTCAAGTGGACTCCGGACGGCGGCAAGATGACCGACTTGGAAACCATCAAGATCGAACTGTACGGCAAAGGCGCCATGGACGTCATCGTCAATCCGGACGCGGGAAGCTAGCCAGCAGTTCCCCGTCGGTTCCACATCCTGAGACGCTAGATTCTCATCATGTGGGAGCCACGAGTGACAGGAGATTGACTCATGGGGTTCGTCGAGCTGGACGAAGTCTTCGATGACGGCTTACCGCTGCCAGTCAACGGAAAGATCTACCGCGTCCGCGGCTGCGATGGAGCCACCGGGCTGTGGTGCCAGCGGCTCATGGGTGCAGCCGTTGCCGTTGCCAGTGGCGCCGAGCGGCCGCCTGACATCCCGACACTCGATCTTGATGGCGACGATGAGGTCGCTCTCTATCGTCGCCTCGTCGGGCCCGCCTGGGACGAGATGCTGACCGACGGCGTGTCATGGCCGAAGATGATGCTGGTAGGCCAAACCGCGTTCATCTGGGCCGGAAGCGGCCGAACGATCGCCGAGGAGTTTTGGAACTCAGGTGGTTCCGACCCAAAAGCGATACTGCCAAATCGGGCGGCGCGGAGAAGCGCTTCAACGCGAAGTACGGACGGGGGCGCTACTTCGAAGAGCTCGGCATCTATGAGTGGTACGAAGCGCCAGAAAGCGCCGTCGAAGAGCTCAACCAAAGCGGCGACCCGCTCACGTGGGAAGACATCCTGACCAAATGGGAGCTCGTCGTCCCGGACATGCGCAGCGAGTACGGCATGGACGTTGCGACGCTGGCCGGCCTGCGAGCCGTCCCGTGGCGGACGCTTAGACTGCTGATCGTCGGGCTCGTCTCGGCGGACACGAGGCTCGGTCGGGCGATCCGTCATGACAGGGGACTCGACCGGCCGACGCGCGGACGGTAAGACCTGATCGACGGAAGGAGACGCGGGATGGCTCTCAAGGTTGGCGAGCTCGTTGCAGATCTCTTTGTTGATCGGTCAGAATTCGAGGCGGGACTTGACAAGGCCGGAGAGCATTTCTCCGGGTTCGGAAGCAAGCTCAAGACGCTTGCATTGTCGGCTGGCGCCGTGGCGGGTGTCGCGCTGATCTCGGGTATCAGCGGAGTGCTAAGCGAGGGGGACGTCGGGGCGAAGGTCGCGGCAAGCCTCGGCGAGGGACAGGAGGAGGCTGCAAGATACGGCGCTGTCGCAGGTCAGATCTACGCTGACAATTTTGGCGAATCGATCGCCGACGTCGGCGAGGCCATATCGACCATTGCCAAAAGCGAGCTGATCGACCCGGCGAACACCGAAGAGCTTGAGGCACTCACCGAACAGTCACTGACACTCCGTGACGTGTGGGGCATTGACGTTACTGATTCGTTTCGTGCCGCGCAACAGATGGTCAGAACCGGCGTCGTTCCGTCGATTTCTGAAGCGAACGACCTTATTGCCGCAGCCGCGTCTAGCGGTATGGATCTGTCCGGCGACCTCACCGAGACCATGAACGAGTACGCCATTCAGTGGCAGGGGATCGGCCTGTCGGGCCAGCAGGCGATGGGGCTTATCTCGCAAGCCGTACGTGGTGGGGCGCGTGACACCGACGTCGCGGCCGATGCCCTCAAGGAATTCTCCCTACGCGCCGTGAGCGGAACCAAGGATGTCGTGTCGGCGTACAGAGCGATCGGTCTCGATGCCGACGTGATGACGCGACGTGTCGCCGAAGGGGGTCCAGTCGCCGCGAACGCGCTTCAGACCGTATTTAACGCCGCGGGCAGGATCAACGACCCCCTCGTTCAGGACTCCGTGTCAATGGCACTCTTCGGGACGAAGGCGGAAGACCTTGGGGGCGCGCTCGCCGCGATGAATCTCGACACGGCCGCCGACGAATTCGGGGACGTATCCGAGTCCGTGAACGATGCCGCCGCAACCATGCAGTCAAGCTTTGGAAGCCAAATCAACGCCGTGAAACGCAGCCTTGAAGTCGGGCTGATCAACTTCCTGAACACCAAGGGAGTGGCGGCGCTGAGAGAGTTTGGTGACGCGCTGGCCTCGATCGGAAACTGGGCACGAAGCAACTCGGGCATTCTCGGATCGATTGCCGTCTTCATCGCCGCAATCGCTGGACCTATTCTTACCGTCATCGCGGCGATGAAGATCTGGACCATGGTTACTGCCGCATACACTGCTGTGCAGGCCGCACTGAATGTCGTCATGGCGATGAATCCGATCTTCCTGATCATCATCGCGGTCGTCGCCTTGGTCGCGGCCCTGATCTACGCGTACCAGCACTGCGAGAAATTCCGAGAGATCGTTCAGGCGGTCTGGAGCGCTGTTGTCGATGCCGCGCTGTGGATGTGGGACGGGCTCAAGGCGGTATGGTCCGGGCTGGTCGATGGCGTGATGTGGGCTGTCGACAAGATCAAAGCGTATTTCACGTTCGTGATCGGCTTCTGGCGAGGCGTTCTTGACGCAGCCAGAAGCATCTTCGGCGCCATCGCAGGGGCCATCGGTGGTGCGTTCTCCCGTGCCGCGGGCCTGGTCAAGAGCGGCGTCAACTTCATCATCGGCGCGGTGAATGGCGCCATCAACCGGATCAACTCGCTGGCCGGAGCCGCTTCAAAGGTCGGCGTCAACATCCCTCGCATTCCCCACATCCCACGCTTGGCGCGTGGGGGTACCGTCAATCCCACGAGTGGAGGACGTCCAGTGATCATGGGCGATGGAGGCGAGGTCGAATATGGGATGCCGCACAGTAAGCTGGAGCAGCTTGTTGATATCGCTGTTCGTCGTGGTGCTGGTGGCGACGGAGCCACCGGCGGCGTCGCCGTGCTTGAGCTCCGCGGGACCGGATCACTCTCTAGCTTCAAGCGTCGCATTCGTCTCGACGTCAACAGCCGAAACGTCGCCGATCTCGCCACTGTTGGGGTGTTCTGAAGTGGGACCCGTCATGTATTCCGGCCGGTATCCCGACGTCGGCAACCTGCCGAAGCGAGTCGAGATTGCCCCTGGATTCGACTCGTCGGACGACCCGGACGATTGGCCGTGGCTCGACATCTCAGCAGATCTTCACGAGGGGGACCCGATCGAGCTCTCCCGCGGCTGCGCCGACGAGGATTCGCAGACGTCAAGCGAGCTCAGGCTGACGCTTGACAACCTGTCCGGCAGATATACGGCCGACAACCCCGAGTCCGATCTCTGGCCGCAGCTCGACACGCCAGAGCCCATTCCGCTGCGCTTCTCAATCAACACAGGCGACGGTGCGGGATGGCGTGAGTGGCTCGTGGGAATGGTCACGAGCCTCGACAACGAGTGGGTTGGGGGAGTCCATCGAGTCCTTACGCACGTCGAAGTCGTCGGAATTCTGACGACGCTTGGACAGAGTGAGGCAATCACTCCGGCCTTCGAACGGGCGATACTCGGCGAGCCGACACTGGCGTATCTCTACACCATGGTCGGAGGGGCGTACGACCAGGCTGGAGTTGCCGCTCAGGCCGGTGCGCCATCGACATTCCCGCTCGAATCCACGGGTCGGCTCGAATTCGACAGTGTCGATGGTCCGGCTGGCGCCACCCCAAAGCTCCCCGAATACGCGACCAGCGACAACGGGGCGGTGGCGTACACGCTGCCGGCCAATACCGGCACCGACGAATGGTCAATCGAATTCGCCACCAGAATGATGATCGATTCCGACGGGGCGGCAACGTTCACGGCGTACATCGATCTCATGAAATTGACGCTCATCTTCGAACTCTCACGATACAAGGACCCCGGTAGCGGCGCTACGGAAACCTTCATCCGGTGGGGTTCCGGACCGCGCGGACTCAGCTCAGGATATGTCGTTCCGTACAATCTCGGAGAGAGTCCGAACGTCGCTGACGGCTTGTGGCACCTCGTTCGCATCACGTCGCGAAACACTGGCGGTGACGTTTACTTCGACTTTTCTATCGACGAAACCATCGAGCTTACGGTTCCGTGGGACCCGGAGGATCCGGAGAACACGCTCGTTGCACTCATGCCGAAGTCGTCCGGCCGTGAAGTTGGTGGAGGCCAATCGGTCTCGGCCGGGTACTTTGCCATCTACGACGAGCCGGACGTCTCGACGCTCCTGAATGCGATGCGGGGATTCCCCGGCGAGCTCGCCCATGAGCGCATGGAGCGGGTGTGCTCGGAAAACGGTATCGCATTCTCCTGCGACGGCTCGACGTCCGAAGCCGTCGGCGCGCAGCCACACGGCAATCTCGTTGCTGTGCTTCGTGACTGCGAGGCTGCCGACCGGGGCATTCTTGACGACTCCAGCGGCGGGATCACCTACCTCACGAGAGAGGAGCTGTATGGTGTCGACGTCGGCATGGTCATCGACGGAGCGAGGTGCGAGATACCGCTCTCATTCCGGCCAGTCAGAAATGAAAGCAAGCGCATCACGAGAATGACCGTCAGCGACAATGACGGATCGTCGGCAACATACGTCGCGCCGAGCGCGTCGGGACGGTTTTTTGACGGATCGGCACAGATCAATGTCAGCGAGCCATCCCGCCTGCTGCCGCTTGCGCAGTACCATGTGGCGGTCGGGACGTCCAGCGGGTACCGATATCCACAGCTGCCCATCGCGTTTCTCACCGCGCCGAACCTGATTGACAGCTGGACGTCGATGCAGCTCGGGTCGCGAATCGAAGTGCGCAACCCTCCGTCCCAGCACGCCAAAGGGTCGCTATTTCAGCAGGTCAGAGGGGTTCGTGAGGTCTTCCGCGGCCGAAGGTGGGATGCGGAGATCAACACGGTGTCCACGCGGCCGTACGAAGTGATGGTGCGTGGCAACCAGGGGGATCGGCGTGACGCGTACGCGTCAGTGCTGGCCGCGCCGCTCGCGGCTGCAGCTCTAGGTGACGCCGAGACCATATACGTCACAACATGGGACGGCGCGTTTTGGACCATGGATAATGGGCATCTGCCGGTTGACGCCAATCTCGACGGCGAGCGAGTCACCGTGACAGCCATCGAGGTACCCATCTACGACGCGTTCACGCGGACCGTGGCCAGCGGCTGGGGCTCGCCACCGGCAGGTGACGCATGGGCGGCCAACGGTATTGCGTCAGCATCACTTTCCGTCAACGGCACCACCGGCATCATGCTGGTGGCGGCAGGCGGTACCGATCACTGCCTCACAACGACGCTTGCCGAGCTGACCACACCCGACCACGACGTCGAGGCGTCAACGTGCTGGGCGGCACTCCCCGCATCGAACACCGTGCGATCAGGGCTCATCATGCGGTTTGCCAGCACGGCAGACTTCATCCGGACCGAGATCCGGCTCACCTCCGCTGGCGCCATGACGCTGGCAATCGTGGCGACGGCGGCCGGGGTACCGGCAACCATTGCTGAAGAGACGATCCCGGGAACCTACGTCGGGTCTGACACCATCTTCATGCGGGCCAGCGCGTACGGATCACGGCTCCGTGCAAAGGCGTGGTTTCAGGCTGACACCCAGCCCGCGGTGTGGCTCGTCGACGCGACGGACGCCTCCGTTCCGAACGGCACGTCCGTCGGGCTTTATGCAGGTAACGACCAGCCGGCAACTACGACGCCGACGGAGTACGACAATTTTGTGGTCAACAGCCCGCAGGTGCTCTCGGTGAAGAGAGCCTGCGATCGTGTCGTGCGGGCGCACGCGGTCGGCTCAAACATGGCGCTCTGGCGACCGCTCGTCAGGGGACTCTAATCAGCAACGGGAAGGCTTGGCATGACCATCGTGGCACCAGCGGTTGGGGCGCCCATCTCGTCGTGGTATGACGAGATCACGGCCGCAGTCAACGGCGCGGCATTCGAGCCCGTCAATGAAACGTCAGACGGCTACGGCGAAACGAGCAGCTCGTCTTACACGTCGACGCTTTCGGGCACGACGCCACTCACCGCGACATTCGTTGCGGCCCGGGGGTGGCACATCGTCACAATCTCCGGAAGGCTCCTGCAGTACGTCGCAGGCCCAGCCAATCAGTACATGTCGTTTGACGTTGCTGGATCGGGATTTTCATGGGGGCCAAACGATGACGACGCGATCGAATGCCAGTGGGATTTTGATCAGCGGACAGTCACGTCGAGCCGGCGAACGAAGATCACGGGCTTGACGGTCGGGAACTCCTATACGGTCACGCTTCAGTATAAGGCGGTCAGCGGTAACAATATCGGAGTCGCGCACCGCTCGATCATGATCGAGTGAGCCGCCGGCGCGCCAAGCGTTCCCGGGGTGGGTACGCTGATCGACATGACCACCACGTACATCGTCGATGCGCACTTGAGGTATCAGTACGGGCTGCGGGTCGACCGGCTCGCAGCCGAGGGGTTCTCGGCGCTGATCGTCAAGGTGACCGAGGGCATGACGCGCTACACGGCGTCAAGCCGGTTCGAGACATGGCGTTCGCAGGCCGAGAGTACGGGTCTGCTCTTCGGCTCGTATCACTGGCTACGAGGAGATTGTGGCGGTCGGGCGCAGGTCGATCGGTACCTGGCCCACGCCGGGACGGAGCCTGGCCGGATCTATGCAATCGACGTCGAAGACCCGAAATCACCACCGTCGAAGTCGGTCGTGCTCGCGGCCATCGAGCGCTACGTCGAGCGGATGCCCGGGCATCCGCTCGTCATCTATTCCGGAAAATGGTGGGTTGACCAGTACGCGCCGTGGCTTCGGAGCTTCGACCTGTCGAGCCTCGGTCCGGTGCGACTGTGGGACTCGCACTACGTCCACGGACCTGGGTACGCCAGCGCGCTATACGAGTCCGTCCCCGCATCGTGGTGGGAGCGGCGATACGGGGGGCTCGCACCGACACTCCTGCAGTTCACGGGCTCGGCACGCATTGGCGGGATCTCGCCCGTCGACGCGTCAGCGTTCCGCGGAACGCCGGACGAAATGCGCGCAGTGCTCACGTCCACCAGCCCACCAATCTCTACGATGGAGGAAAGCGCGATGTTTTTCGCTTGGAATCTCAGCACGCCAGACCCCCGCCCGATCATCGCAACAGACGGTGCGACATGGTCACTGTCTGTGTTCGAACAAACCTTTCCCGCGTACACGTACGACGAGATCATGACCATGAAGAACCAGGGCATCCCGCTCGTCAACGTCACCAGCGACCGCATGGCCGCGTACAGCAGACTGCCTGACCCGTCCGAGATTCGCCAGCCGTCCGCGGGCGAGCCGCTGGACTATGCGGAGCTCGCAAGAGCCCTGCTGGCGGAGATGGCCAACAGGTAGGACGTCACCTTGCGTACCCTTGATCAAGGGGGGTATGCGTGATGGATCTGGAGACAGTCAAGATGATCGGGGAAACCGCGCTAGTTCTTGGTGCCGTCGGCGTCGGGGCCTGGCGGACGACGCGGGTACTCGGCGCTGTCGCCGAGCGGGTGGCAAGCATTCCCGCGCTGGCTGAGCGTGTTGACGAGCTCGCCAGAGATGTCGGCGAAGTACGCGGCGAGCTCGGAGTCAATGGTGGTTCCACCCTGCGTGACGCGATCAATCGCATCGAGACGACCGGCCGGCAGACCGCGGTACGACTCGATGCGCACATCGACCGGACCGGGCGGTGACATGGACATCTGGACACTCTGGCTCGCTCTCGTGGTCGGGTCATTCTTGATGATCGAAATTCCGGCGCTTGGCAACCGACTCCCAGGGGACACCCTGTCGGAGCACATCTGGAGATGGCTCAGGGTCAAGACACCCATGAGCGGCAGGCATGCCTCGCTGCTGATCGCCGCGAGATGCGTGCTGGCGCTCTTTCTGGCGTGGCTCGCAGGTCATCTGTCGATGGGCTGGTGGTCGTGAGCGTCAGCCCGCCAGGATTGCTTGCTGGGGCCGCGAATAATCTGGTACGGTAACCCGGGGTACGACGAGAGAAGGCCCCCCGTCAGGTCGGGGGGCCTTCGTCGTGTTCTGATACCGGCTCAGAAGCCGGGCGCTCCGCCCGCCTGCGCATTCTGGAGAGAGGCGAGCACCTGCTGCTGCTGCGCATCGGTGAGCCCGACCCATACGTCAGGCGTCCAGTTGGGTGGGCACGGCAGGCCGGACGGCTGCTGCGGCATCGCCGGGGCCTGCTGCTGTATGCCGGCAAACGCCTGCTGCTGCGGCTGCAGCTGATACTGCGGCTGCTGCATGCCGGCAAACGCCTGCTGCTGCTGCATCGCCGGAGCCTGCGGCTGATACTGCGGCTGCGGCTGCGGCTGCGGCTGATACTGCGGCATCGCCGAGGCCTGCTGATACTGCTGCTGCGGCTGCTGAGCGGCGTACGGATTGCCAAGCTCGACGGGCTCGGGATTCCTCCACGACCCCATCAGTCTCGCCGACCAGATCTGAGCAGCGAGTTCTCGGGCGGCAGCATCGGCCCGCACGCGCTCGGGACCATACCCGCGCGCGACGCGCAGATCCTCCGACATGGTGTCGCTGAGCGGAACGAAGTTCCACGGGTTGCTGTTCGTGGCATCCCGCGCCTTGCCCCGCTCAATCCGGCCAGGCACGAGAGCTCCCGTGCCTGCGTACTGCTTCAGGACGCCGACGATGTTGGCGTGTGAGGACAGGACGCTCTCAGCGTAGTGCGGCGCCTCGATTCGGTGCGTCGCGGTGAAGTTGTTGTCCTTGGTCCCTCCAACCATGAGGGGACCGCCATCAAGAACGAGCACGTTCAGCCGCACACGCCGTTCGATGGTTCCGGCTTTCAGCGCACTCGGAACCTCGTCGTAGCTCTCGACCGAGACGAGCACCGCACGCCCGCCGAGATCCCGGATCTTGACCTTGGAGAAATCCCCGGCGCAAAGAACGGCCGGATCGACGAAGCTGAAGCTCTGCGCGGCGCCCCCTCCGGCCGGAGCGCCGCCGTTGGGAGAGACTCCGGCCGGAGGGGGCGGAGTCTGTTGGGGGTAGGGCTGGGGCTGGCCGTACTGCTGGGGATAGGGCTGGGGTTGGCCGTACTGCTGATAGGGCTGAGTCATGCTCACTCGCTCTCGTTTTCTTGTGGCACTACGTCCGTCTGCCCCCTCTTGCGGGGCCCGCCAAGCGTATCACGCGCCATTGATTCGTCAAGTTGGCTCTGCGACGGTATCCCGATCTCGTCGGCGACGGCGCGGGCTGGCAGGCGTCGCAGGTCAGAAGTCATCGCGACGCTGAACCTACCGTCAGTCCAACAGGCGAAACCGGCAGGCTTGCCGGAGAGCGGCCGCCAGCGAACAACGACTGACTCCGTCAGCCCGCCCGCGGAGGGCAGCTCCGCAAGCGAATACGTAACACGGCCAAGCCGTCCCGCCTCGGTTGCGAGCGCGATGACCCGCGCCGCAGCTCGCGGAACCTTGCCCTCCGGTATGTCGATCGAATCGGCGATCATGATGATCGGGGCGGCTCGATCGGACCGCTTGCCCGCGGCCTCGCGTGGACGCATCACATAGCGGTCTCCCATTGGCCCCCAGCTCACTCCGTATCCAGCAGGGGCGTCAGGGTGAATCCTGTCGGGGCGATCCCACAGTCCAGCCCTTGACCACCCGTCAGGCCACGGCGGATCGGTGAAGACCGCGTCCTCCGGAGTGATGAGCATCGGCGGATCAATGAACGCGAAGGCCCGCCGGCCGTAGGGTGCACTCCTGACACCCCACGGCGCGACGGAAGATGGGCTGTAGGTCACTCCCGCCTGCCCGCCATGATGGGGCAGACGTGCCCGACGGAGCAGCTCGTGCAGAAGGGGCCTGGCGATGGGACATGCACGCCGTTGCACTCGGCAACATCCATCATGGAGATCCGGTATTCGATCTCCGACAGATCGTCGTCGTTCAGAGTGTGGATGCTCGACGGCGCACCTTCGCGGAGCATGAGGTAAGCGAATCCGATGTACGGACTCTTCGACCAGCCGCGGTGGGTCAGAACGTTGCCAAGCGCTGCCGCGTAGGTCTTGAGCTGGAAGCGGTCCGCCGGAGTTTTTGCGCCGCTCTTGACGTCAATGATCACGATCTCGCCCGTTGCCGGACTGTGCCACACGGCATCGATCCGCATGACCATCGGCACGCCAGCGATCAGCGTGCGCAGTTCGATCTCAAAGGCCGGCCGGGCGGGCTCGTCGCCCTGCTCACCATGCCACTCCAAGGGGGTGTACCCCATGGACGTCCACGCCTGGCGCCAGTTGCTGTAGCGGCGGAGCATGTCACCCCCCTCATGCAGCCACCACGTGTAGTTCTCCCGACCGCGGCCGGCCACGTGCCACGCGTCCGGCGGAAATTGCGGAGAGCGCATGGACTGCTCTGCGATGGCACCGGCAAACGCGTCGTTCCAAATGCTGGCGAGCGTCTCAGCCTTGATTCCCTCGCCGAACCGATCCTCCGACACGAAGCGCTCATACTGCTCGATCGCCGCATGGATGGCCGAGCCTCCGACCAGCGACCATGACGGGCGCTGAACAACGCCAGACGTGCGGCGTGTGAGCCGGTACTTCAGCCCACAGCTGGACCACTGCTCGACCTGCGAGACGGATCGGGACGGTCTCTCAGGGTACGGGTTGAGGCTTGACGCGATCTCGATGAAGGTGAGTGGGGTGGGTGACTCAGCTGGCGTGGCGAGCGGTTCGGGATCGGTGAACGTGAACGCCTGCATGGGTGGTGTCCCCTTCGGCTCGTCGCCGGCTGGCTCGGATGCCGGCAGGACGTCCGTCTCGCCAGACAGGTAGGCCACGATGTCTGCCGCGGTCTCAACCGGTTCGGTCTCAATCGTTTGGGTGCCAGCCGGCTCGGCCACGACGCCTGCCGCGGTCCCAGTCGTCGGAGTGTCGACCGGATCAGCGCCGGTCGGCGTCTTGGCGCGAACGGCGCTCAGGTCGATGTGCAGCGCGTCGAGCCAGCGTCGGCTCGCCTCAATCTCGCGGGCGATCGCCGTCGAGCCACGCCTACGCGACTCGGCGGCCGCCTTCGACGCGTCGCCGGCGATGTTCGCCAGCGCTGTCACGACGTCAAGGACGATCTGCTCCTCCGACTGCTGACCAGCTACCACGGCGCAGAGCCGCGCGAGTCGCGCCTTGCACAACTCGACATGCTCCCGCTTCGCGAGCTCCGCTTTCGTTTCCCTTACGGCCACCGTTGACCCCTCGTCGTTGTTGCCCTGTCGCCGGTCAGTTGACCGGCAATCTGCCAGCGCGCCGATGCAGCCCGGCTTGTGCTTGACCTTACCATCATCAGCCACGTAGCCATAGCACAGTATGCACCGCTGGCCGGGCAGCGCGCTCACGCGGTGCGCCAATAGCACGGGGCGGACATCAGCAATGCGGCAAGCGCGCACCTGCGCCGGTGCCGCAGGATGCGCCGAACGGTCGGCAGGCCTTCGGCAATCGTGGTGTGCAGGCCGGTCACGTCTCCGATCGCGATGTCGACTGGCAAGCCACTCGACGCAAGTTCAACGAGTGGCTTGCCGGCAGAAACGGCCCGGAGCTCCACAGTGTCGGTCTCGGTCAACTCAGGCGCGGCGTGACGTCCGCGAGACTCGCCGGCCGGAATGTCGAGGCCCGCCGAGAACGGATCGGTGAAAACCTCGGCGGCGCGCAATCTGTGCTGTGTCTCCAGGAGGCTCGTGTGTTTCATCAAGAGATCCTTTCGATCCGCCCGAACGCTGCCACAAGTGTCACAACAGCCTGTTCGAGCTCACCCGGCCGGGCAACGACGCACGGCCGACTGTCCGGGATTGTGGACATGACGATTGATCCATCCGGCGAGATGAGTGTCACGTTGAGATACAGCGGCCAGCCGCTGTCATCTGTCGGTGACCCTGGTGCACCTGCCACGCGCAGGACGTCGTACACCTGGCCGTCCTGCCCGAGTACCGGCGTGTAGGGCTCGACATCGCGCCAGCTGGACACCTCATACCCTGTCGGGCGCTCCCGCGGGTGGAGGGGCGAGTCATGCATGGTCACGCACGTTACTTGACTCCGTCTCAGCGCGTCAAGTACCGTCGACCCCAAACCGCGCAACGTGTGCGGAGTACCGAACAGGGGAGGCAGACCCATGGCAGGAAAGGCACCACGCAGGCGATCCCTCGCTCCAAGCCGATACCCGGTCCAGGTCGTCATCATGATGTCCATCGAGGATGGGCAGGTGCTCAAAGACGACGCGGCGAGCCTCGGAGTCGCGCAGGCCGAGCTCGCTCGCCGGGCGATCAGGTGCGGATACCGCGACGCCAAGGCCGCGCTCGACCGCGAGCGCGCGAACGCGTCACTCGCGAGCGCCGAGTAGGGTTCACGCGAGCCCCGCGAGGCTGAAGGCGAGGGACCCCCCGGGCGCTCATGACCGGCTGCGCGTCGGGGGGTCTCACGACGGGAGCAGGCCGTCAAACCGAGAAGACAGGAGATCCCTCGTGCCCGAGGGTACACCAACGTCAGCTGAACGTATGAGCGCAATCGCAGCCGCGCTCCTGAGCTCGGGCTTCACCATCACCCCATTGCACGACATGACGGACGGTCGATGCTCATGCGGCAATCCCGACCCGGAACACAGCCGCAGGCAGGGCGGAAAGCACCCCCGCCTGGCGGGCTGGCAGCGCAACCCAATTCGCGATCACGGAATTGCGGCCGCCGTTTGGCGACAGCACCCGAGCGCCAACATCGGCATCGTGACTGGTGCGCCGTCGGGAATATGGGTACTTGACGTCGATCCTGATAGCGGGGGCCCAGAAAAGCTCGCCGAACTCATCCGAAGGCACGGCTCGCTGCCGCGCACGTACACCGTGACAACGGGTTCAGGCGGGACGCATTACTACTTTCGGCTGCCCTCCGACTTCCGACCAACGAATTCGCGTGGACGACTGCCGATTGGCATCGACGTGCGTGGTGACGGCGGTCAGGTCGTCGCGGCAGGCTCGGTGTCCGGCAAGGGTCCCTACGTCACCCAGGACGACTCACCCATTACCGACGCGCCGCAGTGGCTCCTCGACCTCATTCGCCCATCCGGATATGACATGGCGGCCGCAAGCATGGCCGGACAGCCGTCGGCCCTGGGCGAGGGCATGGACGCGACGCGCGGGCGGGCGTACGCGCAGAAGGCGCTCGGCGACATCGTCGCCGAGCTCGCCTCGACACCGCAGGGTGGGCGCAACGACGCCGCGTTCCGGGCAGCATGCCGCCTGGTTGAGCTCGGCAATGCGGGGTGGCTCGATCCGGACGCGACGCACGAACAGTACCTTGCCGCCTGCCAGACCATGTCGGATGCGGCGCCAGGTGCGCCATTCCCCCGGTCCGAAGCGGATGCCGTCTGGCGCAAGGCGGCCACCCGCGTGGGCGGCGCGGTAGCGTCACTGCCGGCCGACCAGTTCGCCGTCGAGCCGATGAGTATCCCCCTGTCGCCGGCGACGCAGGCTGGCGGATCGAACGCGCTGACCTGCGGAACGAACACCGACCGGACACCGACCGGACACCGACCGGACACCGCTGCGTTCACCTTCACCGATCCCGGCACACCCGCGGTCGCGCTACCCCTGAGCGGGCCCGGGCAGCCGCCCAACGTAACGCCGGCGATTACGCTGGGTGGCGCGATGGACGCCGACCTAGAGGCGCGGGTTGCGGCGCTCATGGGCGCCATGCTCGATCCCGACCAGATCGGAACGCAGCCACCACCCGAGCCGCTCGTGAACGGCCTGCTCTCGATGGATTCGCTCGCGTGGCTCATCGGGGCGCCCGGGAGTGGCAAGTCGTTCGTGACCCTGGACATCGCCGCGCACGTGGCGACCGGCCAGCAGTACCGCGGAACGTATACGAAGGGCGGGACCGTCGTGTACATCGTCGCCGAAGGTGCCGGAGGCATGGGCCAACGCGTCAACGCGTGGCGACGTCGTAATGGCGGTGCCAGCCTCGGGAACATGCTCTTCCTGCCACTGCCTGTCCAAGCCGGAGACCAGGCGGCATGGGGCGCACTTGTCGAAGCGTGTCGCCGAATCGCTCCAGCGCTCGTGGTTGTCGACACGCAGTCGAGGGTCACGAGCGGGATCGACGAGAACAGCAATACGGACATGATGCGATACGTGCATGCGGTTGACGCGCTGCGGGCTGCGACCGGCGCGTGCGTGTTGACCGTGCACCACATGGGTCGGAACGGCACGCACGCACGCGGCGCGTCGGCCATCGACGGGGCGCAAGACACGGAGTTGCGGCTCGAACGGGTCGAGTGCGAAGACGAGCGTCGGGTCGCCCTGACGACGTCGAAGCAGAAGGACGGACGTGACGACGTCAGGCACGAGTTGGTGCTCGATACCGTCGAACTGGGGGCCTCCCCATGGACGGGTGAGCAGATCACGTCACTGGCGGTCCGACCGGCTGCCGAGACGGCGGTACGTGATGCCGCCGCCAGCGGCGTCAACGAGCAGTGCAAGGCTGCGATTGCCGGCGCGCACACGTGCGCTGAAGCCATGGTGGCACTGGTCAAGGTCGCGTTCGCCACGGGTAATGGCGGGACGGCTCCGCAGATCAAGAACTCGCTCTGTGAATTCCGGAGGTATGGCAGAACGGCGCTTCACGCCGCGTTCAATGAGCTCATCGCGCGCGGAGCTGTGGCGCGGGTGAAGGGCACGAGCAGCTGGCGATACGTCCCGGTCGACCTGCGAGCGCAGCTGATCGAGCCGATAGCCAAGAGCGGCAACGCATCCGGGGGGTTCTTCTTTCCGGGTGTCGACGTGACTGAGCCGCCGCCCGGAGCGCTCGGTTCGTAGCGCCTTAAGTCCATCGAGCCGTCCCGCGCTGTCGGGACGGCTCGATGGCGTGTATATCGAAGGTGAACACTGGACCGAACGCGTTGACCTGCGGAGTGAACAAATAAGCGATGGCGTGTTCGGTCGATGCTCATCGATGCCCTGTCGGCTAGACGTGTGGACAAAAACGGACAGAACATGACTTATGGAAGCTCTATCTCACGATGCGGGAACCTTCTGTGATGCTGACCACCGACAAGGCATTGACATATAGAGATCTATCTAACGAACAAGATCAGGTTGAACGAACATCATCGATGTTCAACGATATCCACAACCCAACATGCCCAAATCTGTCCAGATTTAGAATGTCCGAGTTTCACCCGAAATAGCATGAGTGAACATCCGTGTTCGGTCGATGTTCACTCGGCGCATGACCTGCGAAAACGAACAAGATCAACCGAAGTGACTGTCCGATGTGGTTACGAGCCTACCCGTGCTTTACCTGCGCTTATAGCTGAGCGTGAGGCGAATGTAACGGAAATGGTGTTCACTTGATCTTCAAACGCGTTCAGTCCATCGCCCGATGTCGATATGGATATCGAAGGTGAACAATGAACTGAACGCGTTGACCTGCGGACTGAACATCGACCGAACAACTACCGAACACGTTCAAAGCTTCGGAAGGGGGTAGAGCCCCCTTAGAGGGGCTCCCCCCCCGGATTGAAGATCTGATAGCTTTCCCTCGGACGCCGATGCCGACGAGCCTCGAAAACGAGCCTCTCGGGTCGGCGAAAATTTTGTCCTAAAGATGATCTTGAGGCAGGGTCGAAGGCAAGAGCGGGACGGCTCAGAGGCCGACCACTGTCGAGGCATCAATGTGTCAAGTACGCTCGGTGACATGAGGATGGGACCCGAGGGAGCTGTCGCGTGCGACCCGTTCGAGAGTGCGCTCTGCCGGAAGCCAGGCGTCGAGCCGGAGACGTTCTTTCCATTCGGCCGGCTCGACTCCGAGTGTCGAATGAAGGCCGTCGAGCTCGCTGCTGCCATCTGTCGGCGCTGCCCTGCTGCTGACGCGTGCCTTGCCGGGGCACACGAGCGGGGCGAGCGTTTCGGAGTGTGGGCCGGCATCGATTTCGAGGCGGGTCGGCGCGAGATCAATGCGCGGACGGTTCGTGAGCGACGCCGACGAGCACTAACGCTTGCGGGTTAGTGATGCGTCAAGTAGGGTCGGGTGACAGTCGTTCGTGTTGAAGGGGGTCGTATGGCAGAGGGAATACTGCCGCTTCGTGGCTATCAGCGTGAAGCAATTGACGCCGTCACGGCTGCGTGGCGTGGTGGGGTTAATCGGCCCGCGGTCGTTCTCCCGACCGGTGCGGGCAAGACGGTCGTGTTCGCACACATGGCGAAGGAGTTCCTAGACGCCACACGTGGCAAGCGAGTGCTGGTGTTGGCGCACCGGACCGAGCTGGTCGACCAGGCGTACAGCAAGCTTCGGGCTGTCGCACCGAATTTGCGTGTTGGCAGAGTGCAGGCCGAGCGGAACGAGACGATGGCGGACGCCATCGTCGGATGCGTGCCAACGCTGGCCAGCGAGCGTCGCCGTCGGCAGCTGCAGAACGTGGGGCTCGTCGTTGTCGACGAGTGCCACCACGCCACGGCGAAGAGCTACCGCGACATCCTTGAGCACTGCGGATGCATGCGGGATTCCCCTGAAGCCACTCCGACTGTCGGAGTTACGGCGACGCTCGTTCGTGGCGATGGAGGCGCTCTCGGCGACATCTGGCAGTCCATCGCGTACCAGCGCGACATCCCCGAGATGATCCGTGACGGATACCTCGTCCGGCCGCGAGGGAAGCGAATCAAGATCGATGACCTGTCGTTCAAGGGGCTCAGGATCCGCGGTGGAGATTATTCCGATGCTGACATCGGAGAGCGGCTTGAGGCCTCGATGGCGCCAGCCGCGATTGCCCGCGCATACCTCGAATACGGCAACGGCGCGCAGGGGATCATGTTTGCCCCAACGGTGCACAGTGCCGAGATCATCGCCGGCGAGTTCGTTGGCGTCGGTGTGTCGACCGGCATCGTGCACGGGGCGACGCCGAAAGGCGAGCGGCGCAAGACGCTCGACGAGTTCCGGGCCGGCAAGATCCGCATGTTATGTAACTGCATGGTGCTGACCGAGGGCACCGATCTACCGATGGCCGAAGTGGCCATCATCGCCAGGCCGACGCTCCATTCCGGTCTGTACGTTCAGATGGTTGGTCGGGTTCTTCGGCCGCACCCGGGGAAGGATTCGGCTCTCGTTCTGGACGTCGTCGGCGTGTCTCAAAAGCACGCGCTGACCGCGCCAATTGAGCTGTTCGGCGAAGACGCTGCCGACGAGGTCGACCCCGATCTCATGGGGGAGCTCGACGATGCCAGCGAGCGCGGCGGGGATGGTGGTGTGCTTGACGACATCCTGTACAGGGACGGTCCGTTGTCGAGTGTCGAGGTCGACCTTTTTCATGGGTCCAGCTCGATGTGGGACAGGACGGCCGCGGGGATCTGGTTCATCCCCGCGGGTGACCGGTATATCGCGATCATCCCCGCCCCGACCCCTGGACATTGGGACGTGGTCGCGATGCATGTTGAGACCGTCGGACGGTCTCGCTGGATCACTCGTGATGTCGCTGATCTGTCCTACGCCATGGCGTGGGCCGAGGGGGACGTCACCCCTATTGAGGAGTCGACCGCGCGGAAGGATCGGACGTGGCGCAAGCGGAGCCCAACCGTGAGCCAGCTGCGCTACGCGCGACGGCTCGGAGTCGATGACGGCAGCATGGCGTCGCGTGGTGAGGTATCGCGTGGGATCACGCGAGTTCTGGCCACGCGCCGAATCGATCCGCTCTTGCCGGCTTATGCCCGCGCACTGATCGGCGCGTCAAGCTGAGTTGCGCCCTGCTTGGACCGTCAAGTATGATTGGCGGTCTAGGCAGGGTTCAGGAGATTAGATCGGAGTGAGAATGAGGCTCGAATTCACCGTCAAGGGCGGCAAGATCGAAGGATTCGGGGTGAATACCCGCGGGAAGCGGTGCAGCGAAAAGGGGTGGAAGGTCCCGCGGGACACGCACCCTACGAAGACGCCGAAGTCCGGGCCTTCCTCCTACGGCTTCTCGGCCGGGGGAGGAGAAGCCAGGGACCCCAAACGGTGATGAGCTCACTCGACCGCAGGGACGCCCCCCGCCAGCTGGCAGGGGGCGTCCCTGGTGCACGTCATTACCGAAGTGTGGGTGCCGGGCCGGCCGAAGACGAAGGGGTCTCTCGACTTTCGCCCCAACGGTCGGCCCGTCGAGAGCGTCAGGGGATCGAAGGAGTGGCGCATGCTCGTCGCCCAGGCGGTCAGGGATGACCGGACTCGACGTGGCCTGGTCGAGCCGACCCCTGCGGGGGTTCCGGTTGGCGTGCGAGCGCTCTTCGTGCTGCCCGTTCCGGTCGGTGTCGCCAGTCAGGCATCCGCGGGTGTCGTTAGCCTGACCGACCACGCGCCGATCGAGGCGAGGTCAGGCGACCTTGACAAGCTCTGCAGGAACGTGCTCGACGCGCTGACCGACGCTGGCGCGTACGTCGACGATGTTCAGGTATGCCGGCTCATTGCCGGCAAGACGTACGCCGACGGCGTGACCGACGGCTCGGCGACGCAGGGTGCACTCATCCAAGCGTGGGCGATGCCGAGATGGGATGTCGGCTTGAGCCGGTCGATTCGACGTCTGTCGAGTCAGTGATCTAGGCTCGACACCGGGGGAAGCGCGGACGTCCGGCGAGTCGAGGGGGGGGCGATGGCGAGTGCACGCAGGCTGACCGCCGAAGAGCGGCAGATCGTCATCGACGAGATCCGCCGGACGTTCGGCACCGCGGAGTTCTCGACACGCAAGGTTGGGAAGGTGTGCGGGGTGTCCGAGGGGACCGTCCGCAATATTGCTAAGAGTATTGGCATGCCCTCGTGTGCGCCCGACGAGGCTTCGCGCGAAGGCGTGAAAAACGCCATTGAGCAGGCAAAACTTAATTCCGCGGCCCGGCGAACCTCCCTTGCCTCCCGGCTCCTCGACGTTGCGGAGCGTGCCCTTGACGACATGGGTCGGTCGGCGCTGGTCTTTAACTTCGGCGGCAAGAACAACACCTACGCTGAGAGGGTCATCGAGAAGCCGACGTTTGCCGACCAGCGCAACCTGATGATCATTGCCGCTACAGCGATCGATAAGCATCGAATTCTCGACCAGTACGACGCCGTGGCGGCGCGCGCGAGCGCCTTTGACCAGTGGCTCGAAACGATGGCCGGCTAGCGTGGCGGACGCCGAAGCCCTGCGGCCGCTGACCGGGAAGGCTCGGGAGAGCTTTCGATTGGCGACGTCGCAGGGCAACCTGTGGGAGGGTTCCGTCCGGGCCGGCAAGACCGTGGCTTCCGTGCTGCGGTGGCTGAAGTTCATCCGCCAGGCCCCTCCGGGCGACCTCCTGATGATCGGCAAGACCGAGCGGACGCTCAAACGCAACATCATTGACCTGATGGTCAAATGGTGTGGTCCGAGCGTTGTCAAGTACACCGTCGGCGCTGGGGAATTGAAAGTATTCGATCGTTTGATTTACGTTGCCGGAGCCAACGACGAGCGGGCGGCAGAAAAGATCCAGGGTATGACACTCGTCGGATTCTATGGTGACGAGCTCTCGACGTGGCCGGAGTCGATGTTCAACATGGCTCGGAGTCGACTCTCACTCGCCAACGCGGCGTGGTTCGGCACGACGAACCCTGCGAGTCCGAGCCATTGGCTTAAGGGGCAGTGGATCGACCGGGCTAACCGCAGCCTGACTCGCGCAGGCCAGCTCAGGGAGCGTTACGACTGTGACGCAATCGACATGTCGGTTTTCTCATTCACGCTCAACGACAATCCGCACTTGTCGCCAGCGTTTGTCAGCTCGATTAAGCGCGAATACGTCGGGATGTTCTACCGGCGTTTCATTCTTGGCGAATGGTGTTTGGCCGAAGGTGCCGTCTATGACATGTGGGATGACAAGCGGCATGTCATCGAGCATTCCCGCCTGCCGCGGATAAGCCGCTTCCTGTCGTGCGGGATCGACTACGGGACGCGCAACCCATTCCATGCCGTATTGCTTGGGGTGGGACCGAGGCCGGCTGGCGCGTCAGGCATGGCGCTGTATGCATTTGATGAGTATCGATATGACAGCAGGGCGAGGCGCAAACAGCTGACGGCCGTCGAGTACTCGGCGGCCTACCGCGCATGGCTCGGTGCGCTCGGTGTCGCGCCCGGAGTCGTGGGCGCGACACCCGAGTACACCTGCGTTGACCCGTCGGCCGTCGGCTTTCGGGCTCAGCTTCACCAGGACGGCGTCATGACGGCCGCTGCGGACAATCGTGTGTCCAGCGGGATCATGACCGTCGGTTCCCTGCTTGCTCGCGACAGGCTGCTTGTCAGCGACCGCTGTAAGGGCCTGATTGCCGAGATACCGGGATACTCATGGGATGATCGTGCCGCAAAGCTCGGGCGAGACGAGGTGATCAAAGCAAATGATCACGGGTGTGACGCCCTGCGATACGGGACCAAGACTCCCGAAATGCTCTGGCGACCAATGCTCGATCTGACGGACATGACGACCTGACGGGAGGCAGCGATGCCACTGGACTACAGGGCTGGCACGGCGTGGCCACCCGCCGGCATGAGGAAGATCTACACGCTGCACGACGAGTATGCCGCATGGTACAGCGGCGAGCAGGACCGCCTGATGAAGGTGTACGGAGGGGGGACACTGGCGCTGCCGGCCGTCCGCACGTACCCCAGCCAGTACCGGGGCGGAGCCGTCGGAGCCATCGCGCGTTTCTGGTGGGGTAGGCCGATCACGCCGACGCAGGGAACGACGAAGATTCACGTGCCCGCGGCCGCCGACATTTCGGCGCTCAGTGCCGACCTGCTGTACTCCGAACCGCAGTCGTATGCGCTGCCGGAGTCGGCACCGGCGCGCGCCTCGGGTCGGCTCGACAGCATCATCGATCGATCGGAGCTCGGCGCGCGGCTGCTGGAATCGGCCGAGATGTCGTCGTTCGCCGGGGGGTGTTACCTGGTCGCGTTTGTCGACCAGACGATTGCCGACGTTCCGCTTGTCGCTGTGTACGGTCATGACGTTGCCGTGCCGGAGTGGCGGCATGGCCGGCTCGTGGCGGTAACATTCTGGCGCCAGCTGACTGATTCGGGTGAGCGTGACGGCGAGGTGTACCGGCACCTTGAGCGGCACGAGGTGATCGGTGGCGCTGGATTCGTCTTTCACGGCCTATACCGTGGCGGCGCCGACAAGCTCGGCATGCGGGTCGATCTGTCGAAGCGTCCCGAGACTGCCGCGTTTGTCGGGATGGTCGAGCCGGAGTCCGGCGCCGTGGCAACGGGGTCGACGCGCCTCGATGTCGCGTATGTGCCCAATGTCCGGCCGCACCGCACGATCGCCGGCTGCCCGCTGGGCCGGAGTGACTACTCGTCGATCCTGCCGCAGTTCGACGCGCTTGACGAAACCTGGTCGTCATGGATGCGCGACTTGCGGCTGGCGAAGGCGCGGATCGTCGTTCCGGCGTCATATATCCAGAGTGGCGGGCCCGGCAAGGGGGGATACTTTGATGCTGAGCAGGAGGTTTTCACGTCCGTCAACATGATGGGTCGTGACGACCAGGGCATGCAGCTGTCGCAGGTGCAGTTTGCCATCCGGGTCGATGAACATGAGCGGACGGCCGCCGCACTCTGGCGGGCCATCACTCGCGGCTCAGGATTGTCGCAGGACGCGTTTGGCGAGGAGGCCGATGGCCCGGCGGCAACGGCGAAAGAGATCGGCGCTCGCGGATCACGGACGCGTGACACGCGGGCACGCAAGATCATGTATGCCAAGCCTGCCATCGCGCACATCGTGAGCGTGCTGTGTGAGCTTGACGCGGTGCACTTCGGCGGTGACGGCATGCCCCGCGGTTCGATGCCGATCAACGTCGAGTGGCCGGCGGAGCTTCCCGACCTCGAATCGGTTGCACGGACGGTGCAGCTGTTCGACGCGGCGTCAGCCGTCTCTCTGCGCACAAAGATCGGGATGGCGCACCCCCGCTGGGGTACGTCCGAGATTGACGCCGAGATCGCCGAGATTGACGGCGACAGGAGCAGAAGCGCTCCGCCACCCCTGCCGGACCCGTTCGCCCGCCTCGACTGACGAACTAGGCTTGGAGAATGAACAGTGAGACGTTTGGGTTTGGCCGGGCACTGGAGCTGCTCCGCGCCGGGTGTGCGGTCGAGCGTGCGGGCTGGAATGGGCGCGGCATGTGGGTCGGACTCCAGGTTCCGGACGGGCATTCGAAGATGACCCACCCGTATATCTACATGTCGACCGCTGACGGGTCGCTCGTGCCGTGGGTGGCCTCGCAGACTGACCTACTGGCTGAGGACTGGCACCTGGTCAGGGGAGCGATGTCGTGATCAAGATCTTCTACGATACCGAGTTCGTTGAGGACTCATACGGCATCGAACCGCTCAGCATCGGCATGGCTGCCCAGGGGGACGATGGGCACCACCTCGGCGAGCTGTACCTGGTCAGAGATCTGACCAGAGATCTGAATCCGATCCTTCGTGCTCGCGCCGAACGGAACCCCTTCCTCGTCGAGCACGTGCTGCCCGAAGTCGAGGCGGCGAACAATGCCGGCCGATCAACTCCGATCAGCGAAATCCCCGGCCTGGTGTCCGGATTCATCGCCGATGCCGTGACGCAGGCCATCTTCAATGGCGGGATGGCGCCGCGCGCCCCCCGGCGGAGGGACGTGAGCCTGTGGGCTTACTACGCCGCATATGACCATGTCGTCCTGGCCCGCCTGTTCGGCTCCATGGCACAACTGCCCGGCCACATCCCGATGTATACCCACGATCTGATGCAGGAGATGGATCGGCGAGGAGTGCGCCGTGACCAGCTGCCCGCCAATGACGACGCGCATAACGCCATGGCGGATGCCCTCTGGTGCGCGAGAGCCTACGAGATTGTGTGCAGACCCATGAGACTCAATGGCGTCCAGCACTTTTCTGATTGCAGTTAGTCGTCAAATGCGAGAGCAGGGAGTTTAGTCATGACGGGACGAAACGACCCTGCTCTCGCGGAGGAAATTGCGCAGCGCCTCATTGCCATATACGGCAGGATTGAGCAAGACCTCATGCGAGGTCTTGCGATCCGGCTGGCCTCCGGCGCCGACGTCCCGGATTGGGCGACCGCGAAGCTTGCTGGAATTCGTGAGCTTGAGCGATGGGTTGACGAACTCGTCGCCGCGCTAGCCGGCGAGGCGCGCGCCGAGACGGCGCGAGCGATTGTCGAGGCGTATAAAAGCGGCGGGGCGGCAGCCTTCGAACAGCTTCGACGTGTTGGCGAGCAGCTTGACGAGCCATCCCGCCTGGCCTTCGACGTGCAGCGTGCATTGCCTGGCGCGGCCGCAACCAACAGGCTCATCGCCGATCTCGTCCTCCGGCTCGACTCGACCGGGCTGCAGATCACTCGATGGGCGCTTGACGCGTACCGCGAGGTGATCGCTGCCGGGGTGGCGCCCGACGTCCTCTCGGGTGTGCAGACGCGCTACGTGGCCATGCAACGCGCATGGAGCGCGCTGCTGGACCGAGGGGTGACCGGGTTTGTCGACCGGGCGGGGCGTAACTGGTCGCTGTCGTCATACGTCGAGATGGCCAGCCGCACAACCGTGGCTCGCGCCGCTACCGCGGGAAGGCTTGACCAGTTTGCCGCGCAGGGCGTCACGCTCGTGTCCGTATCTGACCATGCCCACGAATGCCGATTGTGTCGCCCCTGGGAGCGGCGCATCCTGGCTACGTCTGGCCCAGACGGCGACCGAACGGTCGAGTTGCGGAACGAGGTGACCGGAGGGAGTGAGCGGGTCGAGATTTCGGGGACCGTCAGCGAGGCCACGCGGGCCGGCCTGCTTCATCCGAACTGCGAGCACGGCCTGAATCCGTACATCCACGGCGCAACCGTGCTGCCGAAGCCGGAGCCGGACCCGGATGGTGACGCGGCACGCCAGCGCCAGCGCGCGCTCGAACGGCGTATACGGACACTCAAGGCACGCCGGGATGCCGTCATCGATCCGACGCAGGGCCCAAGGCTTGCGAGTGCCCTGCGGGCGACGCAGGCCGAACTCCGTGAACACCTACGGGTGGCGAATGCAAGGGGGTTGACGCTCCTTCGTCGCCGATACCGTGAGCGGCCCGATCTCGGCTTCACGAGGAAGTGAGATCGGGCCGCGGGTTGCACGCTTAGTGCGGTCTATCGTGACCAGCGCATCGAGCAGTTCGCCAGCGCGGGCAGGCCGGCGAGCTCGTCGGGGGTCCAGAACCGCGCTCCGCGGCCTGCTTCCTTGTCGAGCTCGCCGAGCCTCTCGTGTGCAGGGCATCCACTCGTCGGGGGGTTGACGAACACGGCTCCGACAAACTCGCTTGGCGAGCAGTCCGGGCGTTCATACCAGTCGTCGCACTCGTCGTAGTACGGGTCAATCCAACGGTCGGCGTTCCGACCGATGGCTGACAGGATGCGCGCCACGGTGCTGCCAGAGTTGATCTCGTCGTCCACGATGAGGACGCGCTCGCCCATCCACCCCGTCATCTCGGGAACGGGGAGCTCGACCGAACCACGGAACCGCGGCACCGTCCGCTCCTCCGGCTTGCGCACCCACAGCAGCCCGAGGTCGGGCTGGGTCGAACCTGTGACCGGTTCGATGTGCGCCGCGAGTGCAGCGCCGTATCGCCCGGACGAGCCCGAAACGGCGATCGTGTCAAACTCGATCCCCGCAACAACTTTGGCGAGCCTCCACACCGCGTACTGCCACGGCGTGGAATCTCCGTAGCCGTACTGCCTCGCGTTCGTGCCCATAGCCCCTATCTCCTTTTCTGATCTTTGGATTAGCGCGCCGGGATCGCCAGCGAACGGCAGCCGATAACTCGCCCCTGACGGTCTCGAACGACCCCGTTCGGGATGAGCAGGTCATCCCGTGTCGGGGCTGCCCGCACGGTCAGCAGCGAGACGACCAGGAACACGCCAGGCTCGCGCTCGGGCAGACCGAACACCTTGCCCGCAACCTCCGTACGGAGGACCGGAACCGGAGTGCCGTCGCAGTCGACGGTGTACAGGAGGACCGGAGGGGACATCTCGACCCGAGCGGTCCCGCTCGACGGGATCGAAACTGTCCGCCCGTCCTCAAGCAGAATCGTCAGCGTGTGCGGCGTGTAGTTCTTGATCACCAGTGCTCCCTCATTCGCTCTGCATGTCTCCGACAAGCGAGGTGAGCCTAGCACCTTGAGGCGTGACGAGTCAAGTATGAGCTGACCTGCGGAAACGGGGTCTGAACGCACCAGTGGGACGGCTCGACGAGCCGTCCCACTGGTGCGTGTTTTTGTCCTAGACCCTGAAGTCAGCCTCGGCCTCTTCGTAGGTCATGAGTTTCTCGACCCTCGCCTGACCCTTTCCGAAGTGCTCCCGATTCCAGCTGTTCGCGACATCCAGAGCTCGCGTGTCGCTGCCGAACGGGCCGATCGCCGCTGGCACTTCGGCGGCGATGATGACGCAGTACCTCACTGCCCGCCCACCGTGGGGAGGCTCGACCTGCTCGGTCGAGACGGCGTTCGACGTGGCGGTCCACACTCGATCGAAGGCAGCCTTTTTGCAGGTCACGTGCGGTGCGCTCTTGCCGGTCACGCCAGCCTCGTATTCGCGGACTGCCGAATGGGTCGTGAATGCCACGGTGGCGAGCTTGCGCCCGACGGCAACGACCTGCCCGCGACGGAGCTGGCCTCGTGAGTACACGTAGGCAATCTCGCCAACCTTCGGCCTGCGCAAAATGTTCGTGAAGCCGAGCTGGCCAAGCATGTCCAGGTTGACGTGCTCATCGGACTCTCCGATGAGCTCGGCGAGCTCGAAACCGTTGGGGGTGATCGCTGCCATGTCCATCTCCCTTTGCCCTTATCGCCCCTCGTGAGCGATGCCTTAGTCTAACGCCCTGGGACGTGACGAGTCAAGTACTGATTTACCAGCAAAAACGAGGTCTGAACATACGCCAGCGGGGCGGCTCGTCGAGCCGCCCCGCTGGCGTGTCGGAGTCTCAGGTCAGCGTCTCCTGCGCGATGGGGCAGACGCCGAACTCGCAGGTGGGAGTGTGCTCAAGGTCTCCCCCTTGGAGATCGCGGAGCCGGTCGATCAGCCCCCCGTCCCACCCGTCGGGGGCAACCGCGACCAGTGCCGTGTAGTACTTGCAGCCGTAGAACGTCTCGCCTTCGGACAGGGTCCGGACTCGCCAGGTCCAGCCAGCTTTGGTGATCTTGTCCTTTGCCGTGCGGACGTCCTCCTCGTGGGGGTATCCCTCGTTCGCTCCGTTCTCCCACCCGCGGAAGGTGGGGAGCTCGGCAAGGGTGGCGTACAGCCGATTCATCACCTTGAACGACCGCCGCTTGACCATGGTGGTCATGTTCACGATCGCGTTCTCGCGCTCGACGTTGAGCGCGGCGCTAATCTTCGCCATTTCGGCCTCCTTCTCTGGCTGCGCGTCTGCGTGGATCTCACTCTTGGGCGCGACGTACACGAGCCTGACCGGCACGACCTTGACGAAGACCTTGAGATCCTCGCCGCTACGCTTGGCGGCCCTGACCGCGCTGGGGCTGGCGTACACGACGTGCGCCATGCCGTCAGCGATCCTCAGCAGGCGTCCGACCCTCATGCTGCGCTGCGCGTACGCGCAGGCGATCATGCCGAACTCGGCGGTCATGACGTCGATGTGCACCCATCCGGCCGCCTCGACGTCGCTGCCGTAGATCCCCATGGTCTCGGCGACCCCGGCGACGTCCTCCTCGGTCAGCGCGGTCGCGTAGTCGTCGTGAATTTTTCTGATCGTGGTGCCCGCCATTTCGGTCTCCTTCTTCGCCGTTCGCCTGCCCGCCCTTGCGAGCAAGGTGAGCCTATCGCACCGGTCAAGCATTAGTCAAGTACGCATTAAGCAGGGAAAACGCAGTGCCGACGTAGTGTGCGCGGGGGCGAGGCGACTCAAAACCCCTGACGCGCGCAGATAGAGATCAAGGCGCTACCATGGCGGATAGTCCATGTGACCGCCGGTGGCGGTCAGGACAGACCTTGGAGGGGTCGAAATGCCAGAAGAGGATGACGCCAACGCGACTGGTGGTGCCGGTCAAAGTGGTGGCGGCGCCGGCGACGGTGACGCAGGCAAGAACAACGGCGGTCGTCATGCGTGGTCGCCCGACCAGCTGCCGGAGGAGGCTCGCGCGTACCTGGACAGTGAGCTGAAGCGGCGTGCCGCTGACGCTGAAGCCAAGGCACGCACGGCGAGCAAGGCGAACGCTGCCAGTGAAGCGCGTGACGCGCTGATGAAGCAGCTCTCCGAGGCGCTCGGGATCGGCGAAAGGCCGACGAGTGCCGAAGAGCTTGCCGAGCAGCTCACGACAGCAAGAGGGGAGGCTCGGAGACTGAAGGTCGAGCGTGCCATCGAGCGTGCCGCGAGCAAGCTCGGTGCCGATGCCGAGCTCGTCGAGGCGCTGCTGACGAAGCGTGGCGCGCTGAAGGATCTCGATCCTCTGGCCGACGGCTTCGGCGAGGCGCTGGGGACGCTCGTTGCCGACGTAGTTGAGAGGAACCCGCGGCTCAAGACCGAGGCGAAGCAGTCCCACCCGTCATCGGGCGGGGCGACCGCGACCGGCGGATTCGCCTCTGGCAGCGGGGCGGACTCGACGGACGTCAATTCGATGTCCGTGGACGAAATGTATGAATATCTGAAGAAGCATCGCCGGTAGGGATATCGGCGAACGAAGGGACTCCTCCGTGTCGAACACCCTGTTGACCACTACCGCCATCGCGCGTGCGATGCTGGCAAATCTGTACAACTCGACGATCATGCTGCCGCTCGTGTTCCGTGACTACGAGCCGGAGTTCGTCCCCGGCCGCGGTGCGACCGTCAACGTCCGCAAGCCGGCGACGTTCACGGCCGGCGACTACAACGGATCAACGATCACCATTCAGAACGCGACGGAGACGTCCGTTCCCGTCGTCATGAACAAGCACATTGACGTCTCGTTCGCCGTGACCTCACGCGAGATGACACTGTCGATCATCGATTTCACCGAGCAGTTTCTCTCTCCCGCGATGGAGGCTATCGCGCAGAAGGTCGATGAGGACATCCTCGCCCTGCGATCCGACATCACCAACCTGGTCGGCGATGGTGTCGGTGCTGGTGCCGGCCTCGGGTTCACCACGGCCTACACGGATTCCGACGTCCTTGTGGACGCCAGGACCGTGCTCTCCAACGAGAAGGTTCCGCTCGGGCGCAACCGGCAGCTCGTCGTTCCGCCGTCCATGGCGGGCAACTGGCTCAAAGAGGACGCAATCAAGCAGGTGGATGCGTCCGGATCGACCGACGCCCTGCGGGAAGCCTCGCTCGGCGGCCGAATCTCCGGCTTCAACCCGTACGAATCGAACCACATTTCCGACAGTATCGGGGTCGGATTCGATCCGGCTGCATTCGCTTTCGTTTCGCGCCCGCTAGCTCTCCCGCGCGGCGCCAACGGATCGATCGAGTCCTATCGCGGACTCGCCGTCCGCGTGGTCTACGACTACGACATGGATCTCAAGTCTGACGTTGTGTCAATTGACACACTGTACGGCGTCAAGACGATGGACGCGCACCGCGCAGTCCTGATCGACGGCTCGGGGTCCTAACCAGTCGCCAGAAGAGCCATCCCGGCCACACGGGATGGCTCTTCCATGCTCCGGGGCGGCAGGATTGACTTGACGTCCCTTGGTAGTGTCACTGTCCATGACGAGCATCAAGCAGCACGCAGGGCGCGCGGTAGTGGCACTCCTGGTCCTTGTTGCCCTGCTGGCCGTGGCCGCGGGGTGTGACACTGAGGATGGGCCGGCCTCGGAGGCCGAGGCCGCGAAGGCCGCAGCAACGGCGGAGGCCGCGTATGTCACCTGGGTTGTCGACATCAACTCCAGGATCCTGGGGGGGGACCGCGGCTCCCTCGTTGACGCAGGCAGGGCGACCTGCGCAGAAATCGAGTACCGGAAGCACAATGGCGGCATGCGGGACTCCGGCGCGGTGTTCCACTCCGTCGTGACCAGGTATGGGCTCGCGGGCCTGTATCAGGACGAGCAGGAACAACTCAGGGTGGCAGACAAGATCGTCCGCATCATCAACAACAGCGGACTGTGCAGTGCCGGGCAGTGACGGCGGCAGGCCCGAGATCACGGTATCCATGCCGACGTACCGCACTCCCACGCCGGAGCTCCGGCGTGCGGTGACGGCGGTACTCGGCCAGCGCTGCACGTCGCTACGTCTGATCATTGTGTCAGACGGACATACGCCCGGCACGATAGGGAGCCAGCTCGGGAAGCTTGCGCATGACCCACGCGTAGTTGTGCACGAGCTTCCCGAGCACCACAACCGTGGTCGGTACTTCGCTGACGCGGTGACGCTCGCAGCTTGCAGCACGCCGTTCTGGACGATCCATGACAGCGATGACGAGGCGTCCGGCACGTGGCTCTCCGTGATGCTGGAGAAGATGATCGAATGCGACGCGCGAGAATGTCCACTCGATGTTGTTTTCACTGATCAGCACGTCGTATCCACTACAGGGCGGACCGGGTTCGACCCGGTCAAATACCCATCACCTGGGCACCCCGTACGGTTTGGCCACTACGCTCATGCCGCTGGGCTGTGGCGAACCGAGACGCTTCGACGCATTGGCGGACCCTGCCCGGCGTACCGGGTCGGATGGGACTCAATGCTCTCAACCATCGCCATGGCCGAGCTGGAGACATTCGTCATCGAGCTGATGGTCTCAGCGATGCCGCTGTATACGCGACACAAGCGCCGCGGTTCGTTGACGATGAGTCCGCAGACCGGCCTGCGAAGCGACTACAGGGCGAGCGCCAGGCGGGCAATGGTAGGTCTGTGGAGTGAGATGTGTGTCGAGCTCGACACGCATGCGTCACCCCTGACGGCCAGCGAGCGTCAGGGGCTCATCGGGAGTATGGTTCGCCGGTCGGTGGACCCCAGCACATGGATCGAGGTTCAGGCCGAGGCCGCGAGGCTTCGGCGCGTCATCGACGAGAAGGGGAGATCATGACCACCCGTGGGGAAGACCTGCTCGACATTTTCAAGATGCCCGAGCCAGGACCGTACGCCCTGCCGCGCACCGCGCTGGCGGAGCTGGCGGGACGGCTTGAGCATCTCAGGCCGAGAGCCGTCTTGGAGCTGGGCTCGGGAGAGTCGAGCCGGATCATCCATGCGTACGCGGCGAGACATGGCGCCACCGCGCTCACGCTTGAAAGCGAACATCGCTACCTGACCAAGACCGGGCTCAACGTCGTCCGGCACACCCCGATCTCGTCACGACAGGTGATCGTGCATGCCCCACTCATCAGCACGTCCCGCCCCGACGGGGCCAAGATGTACTCGCTCGACGCAATCCCCCAGGAGCTCCGCGGGGTGAAGTGGGACTTCGTCCTGATTGACGGGCCCCGGCTTGCCGATGGCGGCCGCGCGGCAACTCTGCCAACTCTCATGCCGATGCTGCACCCGCAGTGCGAGGTCTGGCTTGACGACGCGACTCGACCGAGCGAGCGGGCTGCCATCCGCGAGTGGACACAGAGCATGCCAGCACTCAAGGTTGACAACCTTCCGATTGGTCATGGCGTCGCGGTGCTGAGAACGCACCAGGACGAGCCGAGGCCGGTTGATGCGTCGGGTGTCGTCCTCACGCTGCTGACCGGCCAGCGACCAAATTTGACAGCGTCAACGCTGCATGCACTGCACAAACGCGCGCCCGGAATGCTGGAGACGGCGACGGTGATCGCCCTGAACAACGGGAATTGCTCAGCGACCGCTGACGTTCTGCGCGAGTACGACGACATGATCGAGCTTGCGGTGTCGACAGATAGCGTCGTATCGATTGGTGACGCGCTCGCGGCGTTGACCAGCCTGCTGCTGAACTACACCGACGATGACTACTGGATTCACTTGGAGGACGACTGGACGCTTGCGTCCCTCACGCCGGGCTGGCTCGACAGGGCTCGCGGCATCCTGAGCGACAGGTGCGACATTGGTCAGGTGCGCTTGCGCGCGGCCTGCGAGCCGACCCGCGGGGCGCATATGGTCACTGACAGGGCGCTGTGCTGGGAACTCGACACCGACGACACCATGATCGCGGAGTCGCACATCACTCTCAATCCCTCACTCATGCGCCGGGAGCTCGCCAGCCTGATCACCCCATGCATCGGCGAAGGGCATGCGCAGCGCAAGGCGTATGCGGCCGGAGTGCGGCGTGCTGCGCAACTGCTGCCGGGCGCCTTCATCCATGCGGGTGAAGGCCGGTCGCTGCGGATCGAGATGGGGTCGCCGGCATGATGGACACGCTTGCGGCCGCGACGATCGTCATCCCGTGGCGGCCGACGGGTCTGCACGACGCACGCTCGGACGCGCTCGACCACGTGCTCGGTACGTGGGAGGACTCCGGGGCGGACGTCTGCGTGTGCTGCGAGCCGTACGACTTGTCACAGGGAGCGCCATGGTGTAAGGCGCTGGCGATCATGGATGGCGTACGGCGCACCGAGAAGGAGTTCGT